AAGTATCGCATGTAACTTGCATGATTAACCCTTAACGGTTAGAATCTTGTATAGAATCACAAGACCATCTGCAGCGTGTTCTGTAATAGAATCTACAGTATATGTAATACTATCAATAGTAATCTTATCTTTAACTGCAGGTACAAAACTTAAATTGTTATTAGCTAAATAAAATAAAGCAGAATCTCTGCCGATCATATTTGGAAAGTTATACTGACTAGCTCTGATGTGTTTCTTGTACATTTTAACAGAATGCGATGTTTCCGTATTGGTTGTACTACCCGTTTCAATATCATAAGTACCTTCAGTTACAATAACATAACTGCAGGTTTTACCATGCGTATTAATTGCTTTTAGTGCTATTGCTAAGTATTTATCCATAGTGTTTCCTTGGCTTAAATACCGAATGAACTAGGACGATAAGTGAATGTCTCAGCTTGTGGGTCTTTTACGATGTTGTTATCTAAGTTAGAATCATTGGCTAACATATCTTCTTTTGAGATACCACCAGCATAACCTTGTACTTTTTCGTACATTGCATTGAGGTCAGGATTCTTGATATACATCTGCAAAGCTTGCATATAGTTCTTAGCTGCAGAAGCACCTTTAATACTAAAGATGTCAACTGTTTCGTCAGTACGCATGGAAAGCTTGAGCATGATACTCTTAGCGGCATCCATTGCTGAACGATGTAAAGCATTTGAGTTCTTAGTTAGAAAGTACGTATACTCAGCATCACTCATAATAGGGAATTCGGCTGAAGTATCACCTAGTTCATAGCGAAGGTCTTGAATTGTAGCCATTTATTGTTCCTTGTATTATAAAATATCTAACATTAATCCTGTATTCTAACATGCGTAATGTTACAAAGCAAGACTAATGTTAGAAAGCCCCCGAAGGGGCAATCTAAGTATCTAACGATTAGTTAGAAGTAGTTAGCTGAACAACAGCTTGTGGGCGGCGAATCAAGTTCAAGAAGTTAGCTTCTGATTGAATGATGATTTCGCTATCCTTAGGGTCTTTGTAGGTAAAGACATAAGCTTGCTCACCAATGGTGTTAACATGGCTGAACTTGTTAGCAGGGCTAAAGTAAGTCTTGAACATGTCAGAAGTACCTTGTGGTAGCATGTAAGCTTCACCAGCAGGGATTAGAGCAGAACCGTTGTAAGAACCACGGTATTCGATGTACTCAACACCACCGTGTACGAAACGGCGATATACACCAGAACCTAGACGGTTACGGAGAGGCTCTTGAGTGCTTGTGTAGTACTTGTAAGCTTCTTTAACAGTAGCGTGGTTGATTAGCTTACCGAAGAATGCAGGTGAGCATAGTACGATAATGTTGCTAACAACTTCACCACTCTGGATTGTATCCTGAATGTGAGCAATACCTTCTTCTGACTTAGCGTTTAGGTCAGTGGTAGAAGTACCGAGTACGAAGTCGATGGACTTACGGGTGATACCGAAATCAGTGTAGAAGTTACCAGCTACAGTACCGTTAGGAGCATAGATAGCACCAACAGTGATAGCGTAGGCACGAGCAGCTTCTAGAGTTACTGAGTGGTTCATACGGATGCGCTCTAGCTTACGAGCGATAACAGCGGCTTCAGTTTCAGCTTGATCAGCGGAACCGTAAGCACGTTTACCTTGTACATCTTCAGGCTTAACAGCATCGTCCATTGGGAAGTGAGGAATAGCGAATGAACGTAGAGCACGAGTGTCGCTCTTAGCTACGTTGTTGCGCTCACCACGGATTTTGTCGGTAACTAGACCTAGTGTACCTTCGCTGGATTCAACGGTAACGCTGTGTTGAGCTACGCCTTCTTCACCGAATAGACCTAATTCATTGATTAGACCCCATTTATTAGGAACTAAGAGTAGTTCTTCTGTGTAATCGACTAGCTCAAATGGTTTTTCAAAACTACGAGTTTGCATTATAATTTCCTTGTTTTATTGTTCGGTAAGTTAGTATCAGACTGCATCGTTGCAGAGAATACCCTTGGCTTCTAGAGCAGCGTATACGGCATCTTTTTCAGCAGTTAGGTTGTAGGTTGCATCTAGAACTAGACCATCCTTAGATACGATAGCTGGACCACGTACTAGGCATAGAACCTTAGTATCGGTAGTAGCAGCAACAGCTTGCTCAACCATTACGATAGCGTCAGCAACTTCTGAACCATCGGTAGCAGTTTGTACGGCGATTTTGTATTTACCGCCAGTGGTTACTTTACCGAGAACAGTACCGGGAACTAGAGTGGCAGCAGTACCATTATAGGTAACAGCTACACGGCAGTATGCAGACTCAGGGAAGAGTTCTTGCTTGACAACGTTAGAAAGACGTTTTGCTTCAGTTGCGATTAGTGGCATTTTATTTCCTTTTTATTACTTAGTTACTTGCTTGGCTTTAAGTAATTTTGCCACAGCAGATTCTTTAACAGCGGTTTCTTCTTGAACGGAAGCACCTTTTTCTACGAACATCTCAGATTTTTCAACAGTAGTCATCATTGCTTCCATAGCAGCGAGGAATGCTGTAAAATCATCTTCGGATTCTAGAGATAGAGCAGCCTTAGCGATTGCTTCTACCTTGCTCTCGTCTTTAACGATTGCTTTAACTTTTTCAGTTTTCGCTTTATTGATAGCTTCTTTTTTCTCAGCTTCAAATTGAGCGATTGTTTCCATAGCTTTTTGTAGTTGTACCTTTTGCTCGTCTAGAGCTTTTTGTACAAGTTCAAATTGAGCTTTTTCAACGGTTTCGACTTTAACTTCGTCTTCCATCTTGGTTTTCTCCAATTCTTCTTTGTTAACAGAGGTAGACACCCCTTCAATATTCTCAACGCCAGCGTTTGTTGAGGTATCATTACCGTCTGCGGAAGCAGCAGGTGCAGATTCTTTTGTAAGAGACTTTTTGATCTTAGTAAGAGTACTAGCCTTGTGACCAACCAAAGTTTCAGTAGGTTCACCATCTCTGTAAATTCTAATTAGAGCAGCAGGGTTCTCTGCAGTAGCATTAATGCTAAACTCAGTACCGGGAACACCCAAAGTACCTTCGGTCATTACATGTTCAATTTTACCACTGGCTTTACCGCCACTTGAGTTCCATTGCACCATGTCACCAGTTTTAGGCTTATATGCTTTTTGTAATTCTTCAAATGCTTTTTCGACTCGCTCTTGGTCGTTGAGCATTGCTAGATATTCTGTTTCATCCAATACAGATAATACATCAGCTAGACTGTCAGCTTCATGTGCGGATTTCAAAATCTCGAAAGCTTCCATCTTGGACTGAATGTAATCTTCATAGCTTTCCATTGGTTCAGCATAGTCTTCAGATTCAGGTTTCTCGTAACCCATCATACGAGCTAAGACTTCAACGTCATCACCGTACAGTGAAAAGAAACGCCGAAGAAAATCTGGCAACTCCATTGTTACACGAACTTGCTGCATCTTTTCTACGAACTCTTCGCTGAACTTATTGCTTTTTAGTACAAGTGCATAATCGTGTGTATTAGCTGGACCACCTTGTTGCTTTGAAGTAAGAGCTACGTGAGCACCTTCTTTTTCAAAACTAATATCAGATAGCTTTCTTTTAGCTTTTCGTTGTGTTGCCATTATTCATCATCCTCTTCGATTGATTCGACAGATGCTAAAGCACCAATACTCAAACCATTAATTTCACCAGACTTGATTAATTCCCAAAGATTATCATCTAAGGATTGAATAGTAGCTAACCAAGTGCCTTTTTTTACGAATTTATCACCCAATACAAAGTCAGTTGGGCAGCAGTAACTTTCGCAGAATTCAAACGTATCTGTTTCAACTAAATGAAACAAGTTAGCTTTCATGCTGTACTTATTAAAGTTATGACAAGCTTTACGAACTTCAGCTTCACTGGTTACATCACCGTGAGCATCAATTTCCTCTGGAACCATTACAATAAATGTAGCTTGCCTTAGTTCCTCATCAACTGCTTTTGTAATCGGAAGCTTTACTCCCGGTAGTTGATCTTCTGCGTTAACTTCTTCGTCTGTAATCTCTTTGATGTAACTCTTTAAGATTTCTTCTTGTTTTAATACTCGTCTAGCAAAAGCTAAACCAGCAGAACCACCCCAAAGTAACCAAGCGATAGTACCAGCGGTAGGTCCACCATCTGCTTCTTTTTTCTTAGGAGCATAATTCTTTTCGTGTCTGCTAAAGAAAGCGTACATGCGTTTGATGGTATCCAAGCTTAAGTTACCATTAATGATATCTCTTGCTCTAGCTACACCAGAACCTACACCTTCGCTCTTAGCTTGAGAAGCGTCTAAACCACCACGGTTCCATTTCTCTCGTAGTGCCAAACCTCTTCTTGCATTATTTCGCATTGCATCTGTGGGAGCAAAACTTTTAGCTTTGTTAATTTTATCCATGCTCACCTCTTTATAAACATATTAAACATAATTATATCACATTTTTTAAGTAAAATCAAGTACAAATATTTAAAAACATCATATGTTAATTATATCGTAGTTTTCTTCCGGGTTTAAAAGTCTAGGATCAACCAAAGGATCGTCTTCAACAGATAGAATTTTCTCTACACCTGATGGAGTAAAATACTTCAATAACTCCTCTGCTGAAGTCCAGAATATGTCAAGTTGTTGTACTGTTAAATCTGCCATATTAACTTGTCTTTAAAGCTATACCGTATCCAGTTCCGCAGTTAAAAAATGTATAAACATCTCCACTAATTAACATGCTATCCCCTGTAAAACCAGCATTTGGTCTTGTCCAATAAATGTCAGTAGTACCCGTAACTGATTGAATCGGATGACCCAATGCTCCTATTTGTAAAAATACTGGAGTTACCTGATAACGTGGTGATCCAATTGAATCAATGGAGTTATTACGTAAATTGTTTGCAGTTTGAAATAAGGAACCAATATTTAAAGTAGGTAAGTTAGATACTATGTTACCCGGACTATATGTACCGTAAAAAGTACCTGTATTCACATCAGTAACACCAAATACAGCACTCATCATAGTTCTAGTTAATACAGAAGTAGTTGATGTAGGAATGATAATTGTTTCAGAGGTGAAATTGGAAGAAGTAGCATGACAATATTGTACAAATGGAGCCGTACCATAAAAACGGTTAACATCAGACATTGACATTTCCCATACGGCTTGCATACCACGAGCTTCGTTAACTATAGTAATTCCACGAGGCGTAGCAATAACGTGAACAATATCATTAGCTGCCACCCGTAAAGCTGCAGTTAATGTATCATTACTACCGTTAGCTGCAGGGGAAAAGTACCTTGGACCCTCATTGGTTAACACACCCAAAGAAGTAGCTGATACGGCTCCTGTCATTGTAAATAAAGTAGTGCTTGCTGATTGTGTTCCAATATAGCTAGTACTGAGTGCTACGTATTTTAACGCAGAAGTTTCTAAACAAGGCGCACTAATTACTAAATTACATTGGGAACCTGATGCGGTGAATCCTGTAACACCAATAGCAGCAACAGTTGGTCTATCATTAGCATTGTTACTACCAACATAAGTCCAACCTGCTGGATTATTATCAATAATAACTGAAGATGATGTACTAAAAGCTCCAAGTAAAGCAGTGGTTGGTGTACTAGAAGTACATAACCTAACAATATCTCGCATAGCTTGTACAGCAGGGATACCAGTAGAACCAACTACAAGTTTTGCATACATATATTATTCTCCCATAATAAGTTGAGCTTTTGAATCCGTAACGGCATCAATAGCTACAAAATAAATAACGTCCGAAACAATAATATAATTGAAACTATTGTTTGTTGATTCTTGAATTTGTTTTAATTCAGAAAGAGAACCTGAGTATTTATAAACGTTGTTGTGTCCGAAATAAGAAAAAATTTGTTCATTGCTCATTGTAATCCTGCGAAATAAGTAAATTGAAGACCGAAACCACGACCCGGACCAACACTGCCAATTTGTGTTATGTCTACATAGATGCTATTATTAGAAGGTACGGTAATTACTGTTGTTAATAGTTTTTGCTTTACATTGGGTAGAAGTTCATCGCTTAAAATTATAGTAGATGTATCGTAACTTGTTCCTACTCTTATATCAAACTTTAATGGTTGACCTGATGCTGCGGTGGTTAAAGAAACAGTAGTGGAGGTAATTACTGCTCCAGATATAAATCTTAAACCCTCCATCTTACCACCTAAGTTATTAGTAACTCTTGCTGCAGTAATAACTCTATTGGCAATACTTGCACTTAATAATCTTGTACCAGCAATTAGTTTAGAAGGATCAGTTGGTGTAATTTGATTTGTATTAGTAAATATTTTACCAATACTTGCATCCACCAGCATACTTCTTGTTCTTCTTGTCATATTATACCTCTAAAATAGTTATTGCACATTTCCAAGAAATTGTTTTGCCAGTACTTCCTGTAACATAAACATTGATGGTATCATTAGTATTATCTGATCGAATATCTACACCAAAAGAAGCATCTGTTTTAGCAACTGAAACTTCATAAATTAAACCAATATCGGATACTGTTCCGCTTGAATTAGTTGCTACACCTTTTATTGAAAAAGCAGCATGATCACCAGAAGCATCTGTTCTTCTGCAGACAATTTCTGCAGTATAATAAACTGTTTTATTTAATGGAACAGATATTCTTGAATTCGATAAACCATTTACAAAGATTTCAGTTTCAGTAGCATTAGTGGAAACACCGGATAAATTATACTCAGCATCATAAATGGAAGTACTGGAACCTCCACCTCCACTTCCTGATACATCTGTTCCCCATACAGGTAAACCTGAAGCATCTACTTTTAAAACCTCACCAACAGAACCAATACCTAGTTTAGATAATGTATTTGTAGCAGAAGCATATAAGATATCACCTGCTGAATAAGTTGTTAATCCTGTACCTCCATTTGTTGGAGAAACAGTTCCTGTTACATTACTGGCTGTACCTGTTGTATTTTGATTCAGTGTAGGAATATCAGAAGCTACTAAACTTCTAAAAGTAGGTTTACCGCTTGCTGCATTTGGAGAAGCTAGAACTAAATTCGCAGACTGACTTTGAAAATCTGAAGGTAAAACTTCTAACTGACCACCAAGGGTTAGATCACCAGTTGAAGTTACGGAACCACTCAATGTTAGACCACTGATAGTACCTGTACCACCTACGGAGGTTACACCTGAACTTGTAGCATAAGTAGTTGTATCCAAAATCCATGTATCTGCTGCTGTTTTCTTAAGTAAACCAGATGTTCCTGTTAAAGCAGCAATTGCAGTTAAGTCAGCATCCAACGGTTGCTTTGTTGAGTCAGCAATGGTAATATTTTCAGAACCATTAAAAGAGACACCGTTGATTAAACGAGCATTGGTTAGAATAGCTGCACTAGCTACACTTTTTGCTGAATCAGCAGTATTATCTGCATTAGATAATCCAACATCTGCTTTTTCTAAAGTTACTGCTCCAGTTTTACCAGCAACAGAAGTTACACTTGAAGTTCCACCAGAAGGTGCATTTACGTTTTTCCACAAACTTGAAGCAGCATCATATGCAATTATCTGACCATCTGTAGGATTAACAATCTGAACATCATGAATTTCATCTAGTTCATAACCGTTTTGAACTTTAACTTCAATAGTACCTTGATTCTGATGACTCCTAGTTACAACACCAATATAAACAATGTGATCAGGAGCATGTGGTTTTGTTGCAGTATATGTACCAGCAGTAGTAGGACTTAAATATAACTGCGTACCTTCTGCAAAGGCTAAAGTATCTAAACCGGAAACAAGACCTACAATTGTTACATAACCATTTTGGTTTGTAATAATATCTGAAGTTACTAAACCAAGTGTCTGTGCAGAAGTTGGATCAGAAGTAGCAAGAGCTTTACTAACTAAAGCTTTATTTCCAGCAGCACCACTTATATAAACAGCGGTTCCTTTTGTTAAAGTAGCACCTGTTTGGTTTCTTACTTGAATAACTAAAGTTGCTGTAGGAGCAGATGCTGCTACTGATAAGTCAAAATTCTGACCATCTTGAACAATACTTATGCTTTCATTTGAAGAGAGCAACTGAACATTTGGAGCAATTGCAATATTTTGTTCAATATTATTTTGAACTGTATTTTTACTTGTGATCTTTTTACCATTTGATAGAGAAAGCACTAAGCGACCATCTTTATCAAATTCTGCAGTTTTTATATCAGAAGTAGGTGACGGTAATTCTGCTTCAGCTTTACTTACAACTTCAAAAGGATTAGTATAACTTCTTAAGGATTCTACATGCGATGGTAACTTAGGAGGTTTAACCTTAGCTGGTTGATTCTTGCGCTCTTCTATTTTTACAGCATTAGTTCCAGCGAAGATTGATTCTTCTTGTGAGAAACCTTTATCCAAGGAAGCATTGGCTACTTTTGCAAATAATTCTCTTAATTTTAAAGATTTACTTTGTATAGTAGATGGTGTATTATCTGCAGTCCATTGCATATTGTTCCTTATTTTAGATATTTATTTTTAATAATATCCTCTACGGATTTCTTTACTTTATTAGCTTCTTCTGCATTCTTCATAGCAGCTAGGGAAGCAATACGAGCTTTCTCTTCAGAACCTGTATCTTTCAAAGTTTGATTAAAAACTCTAATGGCTACTTCTTGAACTGACTTAGACTTCTTGTTAGCCCATTGTGGGACATTATCGGCTGAGTACGGCATTTTTCTTCCTGTGTATAATTTGTAAAGCACTTTGTGATAACTTACCACCTTGTGCTGAATTCCATCCCATGTATTCAAAAGGGCGAAACATCTTTTCTAGTTCATATGCTTCTTTTTCAGTACAAACACAAAGTCTAGTTACTACGATATTTTCTATACCATGTTTAGCAAAAGCTAGATGCAATGGATTATAAGGATTGTAAGAATTATAGAATCTACCGCAATGCTCCTTAAATCTAATCTCGATTAAACGAGTAGTGACACCAACATATCCTTGTGTGAATACATCGGTGTCATCTTTTAAGTGCATCCAATAAAGAACAGCGGTCTTATGCAGCATTCTCTAGGTTACCAGAACTGGTATCGTTACCTGAAGGACTAGTTGCTGTGCCTTCACCTGCTGTCTTAAAACCATCGCCACTTCTGGAGGTCATAGCAGGTAGCAAGTTCTGGTTTGGTTCCTGATCTTGAGGAAGAGCATCAACTCCAATACTTTCACGAACTCTATTGAGAACAGCACGATCAACTTCAATAACGGATGTACTAGCGAAACGCTGAACAGCTTTAGAGAAGGATTCTAGGTCTTCGGATTCTAGATTGTCAAAGTCCATGTGACCCATTCTAGAAGTATCCCAACCATTTAGTTCGTATGTTTGTTTAATCAAATCTTCATTGATAACATCACGAATCTTACGTAGCATTGCTTCTGCAGCAGTAGCAGAAAGTGAATTCTTAACTTGACCCAAAGCGTTGGAGCCACCACCGGATTGACCTAAGACTAGAATATCAGCAAATAAAGAAGTTAAGATTAGATTCTTGTAGTATTCTTTAATCTTGGAAGTATCCATTGCTTTACTACCGTTTAGCGATAGTAACTCTAGCTCAAACATTGGTTGCTTGGAGTCAGGATCATGAGCTTGTGGTAGAATCAAAGCTGATTGCTGGTTAAGCTGCAAGTTACGCATTACGTTTTCATAGTAAGCACGAATTGCCTTTTGATCAGGAGATGCTTCTGAAGAAAGATACTGCGGAGGAAGCTTTAGTACTGGTAGACCAGCTAAATCCTTAGCTACACCGTTTGCTTCAATCTCTTCGATTACACTTAGGAATCTCCAAGCTAGATACGCATCACGAAGCATGGACTTACCGAAAGGATCACCCTTGTGCTTACCTGCACGAAATAGCATTACTTTACTACGAGGTAAAATCACTTCATTATTAGTGCGACTTGAGTAGCGGTTGTACACATCAGATACAGCAGAAAGGTTTTGCTTTACACCCTTTACTTCATTACCGTCTTCACTGAAGATAAACTTCTCTATTGTCTCTTGATTGCGAATTGGTAGCTTTTTCCAACCGATAAGACCATCGTTGTACTTAGAACCATTTGCTTTTAAACGTCTACGGTATACTTTCTCTTGTACTGAAAAACCATACATATTAGCTGACATTGCTTCTGAGATAAACTCCGACCAGTTCTGATCAGTAAGGTCTTGCATCATTTCGTTGATGATCTCAGCTTGTCTTAATTCCTCTTGGTTGGCATCTTTAATCGGTTTGAAATTCCAATCAACTTTACCAATTAGATTCTCATACAATGTCAAAGCTGCATTGATTGTACCATGATAAGACATTTGCTTATAGGTATTAACGCTATTGGGGAAGTTTAACTCTCGCTTTAATTCATCGTTGGATACACCATTAAAGACGTTTAAACCTAAGTATCCTGATTCACTTAATTTGAAGCGATCTGGCGTATCATCCACTGCTTTTTGTATGGTGTTATTTTGTGATTTACGTGCCATCAACGGCTCCTTTGATTATGAAACTAATGAACTTTGAAATGTAGGAATGTTGGAACCTGTAATGCTTCCATCAAATGGATTGCTACCTGTAAAATCCGGTAATGAAAAAACTGGCAGTTGTGTATCTTTGTTTAGCAAAAGCATTGCATCAGAGCAGCAGTCAACTTGGTCATCTTTCTTCTTAGGATCACCATCGAAGACTTCTAACTCATCAAAGAAATCTTTGTTCCAATTTGCTTTGACTACGTTTACGAAACCAGCTTGTGCTATACTTGAGAAAGGAGCGAAACGAGTAATCTTGGATTTAACAGGCTTCGTAAGCTTTACGCTAAAACCCATCTCAGCTAACTTGCGCTGTAAGTCCTTGGCATAAGCACCAGCGGCTGCAGCAGGGTCCAATGGGATGCTAATAATCACATCTTGACCATCGTGAATAGCTGTATCAAATACTAGCTTTTCTACTTCGTGTACCCTATCTCTCATGGATACTACATCTTCTACAGTGTATAAATTATTGGGGTCTTTGGAGATTAGAACGCCACGAGTCCAGTCTGGATTTGGATATTGCTCAGAAGGTTTACTGAAAGCAAAGTCCCATGCTCTTATTCTTTTTCTTGCTCTACCGTTAGCATGATCAACTAGACCAACCCACTCTCGTTTGAATAAACCTGCGGATTCTTGACGAGCAAACCATGAACCATCGAGTAGTCTTTCTTTCTCTACCCTTGGTAAAGACATTAATCTGCTGATATAATCAGGTTGTGCTTTAAGTAGTGGAGGGTTATCTCGGCAGGTAGCACCAATGAAAGTAAATGATGAGATACCGGATTCATCACCAACACCGTGAGCAGCTTCAGCTTCTTCTAGGCTGTTGTACCAAAGCATGGTGTTACCTTGACGAAAGAAGTAGCGTTGGTGTCCTGTTTTCTCAGGAAGAGGGATACCTGTATTGGGATCAAGATAGTAATCTTCAATCCATGATCTCAGGAAAGAATTGTAATCAGGGTTAGTCATCATAAACATCTGTGGTTTATAATCGACATAAGCGTTACGCATACGAGATAAGAGGTATACTACCATCTCTTCGTCAAAGTCCGTTGCTTCATCGAAAATAACCAAAGAGTACTGACCACCTTTGTGATCGTACATGTTAGTTGCGTGTTGCATGTGACTGAACTTCAGTAGTGCTCCATTTGGGAATACTAATTCAAGTTCTCTGCTTCTGATTCTTAGGTTAGGATAAATGCTTGTGTACAAGTGAACTGCTTCATGCCAGATTGAACCGGGAGCAGTAAGCATCTTGGAAGTTCTACGAAAGATTACACCCGTGGCTCTAGGGTGTTGCATGAACTTTAAAGCGATCAGCAAGGATGTGTATGTTTTACCAGAACCAGCAGCACCACCCGCCAATGTAATAGTAGCTGGACTATTTAAGAACATCTCTTGCTTTTTGGAAGCAGGTGCTATTGTAATTTGTTCTGACATAATTTCCTTATTATTCTTCGTTTACAACTTTGAGGCTGAAAACGGCTGCGTTTTGTTGTTGAATCTCTGTGCCTTCTTTATCAGCCACTTCTTCACCATCGTAAACATCTAGAACTAATCTGCGGTAGTTATCCAAGAGGATAGTTGCAGCTTTTAGTTGGTTTTGATGACTAGCTTCTGCATTCTTCATAATTTCAGCAGCAGTGATAATAGCGTCAGCTACTTGCGGCTTGATCTTACGAAGTAGCATGATTAACTCACGCTCTTTCAATGAACGGTTTGTAGGCTTGTCTAGTAGTGATTGATTCTTAGGGCGACCATTGGGGTTACCTGATTGACCTTTTGCGAATGTCATGTTATTTCCTTATAAATTAGTCCTGAGTACCGAATTCAGGATTGGCTTTTCGTACCAATGGCTCATCAACTCACGTTGTCGTTTGTATAAATACTTGGCGGTACTTACCCAAGGATAGATGGTCCTCGTGTTACCTTGCTGACAAACTACAAGGGACGCCTTCTACAAAGTAGATAACCGTTAGCGCAACGGTCCTAAGGGGACTCTTAATGTTAGTATGCGTTTTAACTTATAGCGTAGGGCGCATCCCCTGCTATCTTCCCGTAATAGCCTAAGCTATCTCTCGAACGGTTCTTTAATAAACTTTAAATTTTTCTACCAATTGACCCAAGCTTATGTGATTTCTTTTATCTTTAAAAAATTCTCTAGGTATAAGATATTGTGTTGAATCTTGACAAAGAACATATAACAGGTCAGCAGAACCATCACAAACTCTTCCATATATACCGCCGTTTGTACCACCAGCACTTTTTACAGATACCTGATATACCCCGTATTCGGATTTATATTTGGTTGTCTTTACTTGAACTTTTTTTAATTCATTATTTAAATCAACAACAAGATCGTAATCTTGTGAATCATTCAGTGGCACACTGACTGTGCAACCTTGCTTTGCAAAATATAAAATGGCAGCAGCCACCCCAACATTACCTTGACCTTTTGTACCTGTTGTTTTATCAAACATTTTATTCTCCTCAGAATAAGCCTCATAATAAACAATCAGCAGGTAAGTGAGGAGCTTACTTTTCGGGGGCTACCCTAGCTGTTGTATTAAATTGGTGGAATGAGTAAGGATCGAACTTACCTGTACCTAAGTACCACGGGGTTACAGCCCGCTAGAACACCATTGTTCCATTCATTCCTAAATTGTGGAAGCGGGTACTGGATTCGAACCAGTGATGCTGCGAGCTTATGAGACTGCAGTAGTGACCACCTTACCCGCTATAAATACATGGTCTATATAGATGGATTCGAACCACCGACTTCCTGACCCCAAATCAGGTGACTTAACCAGACTAGCCTATATATAGATTATTTGGCTGACAAACGTGGGATCGAACCACGGACCGAACGATTAACAGTCGTTTGCTCTACCTCTGAGCTATATGTCAAAAACTGGTACTACTACGGAGAATCGAACTCCGCTTGCCGGGATGAAAACCCGGTGTCCTAACCGATAGACGATAGTAGCAATTAACTTATTGTAACACTAATTCTACCGTTGTCAATAGCTTGCGCTATTTTCGTTGCTCTCGCAACTCTCAACACCTTTAGATAGAATCTCTGGTATCCATCTCAGGATCATATTCATCATAGAATACAGGATTAGTCTTACCCGAAGGATTTCTCAGTAGCTCTACGTCTACTTGTACTTCGGAATCTAAATCCAAGAAAGCACGATCTAAGCAATCTTCGCATTCAGCACTTTTGTTGAAAACGTTTTGCTTGAAGTAGCGGTTACATGTAATGCAGTTCATTTGTTGTATTATTCTTTTTGTTAACCATTATAGACAATCACTGTAGTTTTGTCTACAATGAGATACGATTTTGAAATTAGTGCTGGTTACTTATCCAGCTTGTACTGAAATACTTGGCGTTGAAAGGAGTAAAGATACAACCAAGCGAACATACAAAGGTTTGTATCCAGCAGGGTTAAACCGATCAATGTCCTATGCAGGGTCGTTGCGCTTAATACAACGATTTACTAAAGACTACAAGTTTAATTTACATAGATGCTTGATTATATCATATAAAATTAGTAATTTCAAGCGTAAAATCAATCGAACATACTGATGTCTTTAACTTTCAGTCAAATACACAATACTTGTTCAAAATCTTAGCGCACTTTAGCTGCAGCTTATTGTACATCCTTTTCGCTACTACTATATCTTGTACAACTAAAATTCTGTCCTTACCGCTTTCTTTCCAGATTAGCACATAGGAGAACATATCCTTTTGATGCGGTTGTATCTTTAAATATCCTGATAAATTACGATAAGCTTCTTTTATGCTATTGTAGGTTTTCTTAGATAATAATCTTAGGTTACAATATCTGTAATCATTTTCATTTAAGTTCTTATGCAATACCACTTTATCTTTTTGTACAACAATATTTTGTACCAACTCAATAGCTGACTTATTAGCTTTAAGTTTTATTCTTTTGCTATCTTTATAAAATACAATATAACCATCTTCATTAGGAAATATCTTTCTGTATCTCTTATTGTTCTTTAATATAAAGAAGTCACCAGTTAATATATCATAATCAATTAAATCTTTTACTTGCATAACTATACTTTCTTAAAGTTGACCTTTTAATCTTTTTGTACAACAAACATGAAGAATTGCTAGAACGCTCTATACGCTCGTTTTGGACCTTCAGGCTACATACCCCTAGACTACTTGAAATTGACAGCTTGTAGAGCCTTCTAGGGGCTTTGCTGAAGGTTTTAACTGAGCAGCTTTAGTGCGAGTTGCAACGAACCGTCCGTAGGACAGGCATAGCGCCTTTAGCGTCTAAAGTTTGAAGTTATAATAAAATAAATCAATAAATTAAAAAATCTAATATAGGTTATAATATAGATTATAATTAAAGTAGTTAACATTAACTACTCTGAGTAAAATCTATATTACATCCTATATTAATCTTAAGTTAATTATATCTTATTTATTTATCAATTAAAATAACTAGTATATTTAATGTTAACATCAGATGTTAATATCAGATATACTTAT